TGTACACCCAAAATACTTTACCTGGATGTGTTTGAATAATGGGTACACCACGAATACTTACGCCGGACGCAAAGCCATTGGGGTAATTTGAAATTGCCATTTGTTTTCCTTTGAACCCGTTCAGGGCCGATTATGGATAGTCAAAGTTCTGAAAAAACAGGAGGGTAGTTCGTCACGCTACCCATTAAGTCGTCACTCGACTCCTGACTGAGTTACACGCCAGGACTTCCAAAGTGGGGCGGTATGATTCGCCCCGCTTAAATGGTGCGGCAAAGTTCCTAGCATTCCTCGGTTTCCCTGTGCATCGGAATTTTCGGTCTACGACCTATTGCCGCAATTCAGGACAGCGCTTACACGCCGGGGGAACCGAAGATCCCACGGAAATCCGTGTTGCCAACCGAGAAACGAACCGACGCCTTGAACTTGGCGTTGCTCGTATCAAAGTCGTTATCCACTTCAAATGCCGGGGCACGACGGGTAAACATTTTCATACCATCCGGGCAATTGGTGCGGATGAACCAATCATCGGAATTACTCAGAAAATGATTCACCTTAATGCCATCCGGAATCACGCCCATAGAACGCACCGCGTTGATAGCGTTATTGGCGCTATCATTCTGAAGTGTTGACTTCAGAATGCGGTGGGCATCAAAAGAAAGGGCCGGTGGGATAATTAACGACTTCGGCATGATGGAGATACGAAGACCTTTGTAGTTCTTCATATTCATGATGTCGATACAAGCCTGTTCCAAAGACGCCTCCGACAAGTCAGCGGCTACGGCCAATTCATTGGCTTGATTCCCCGCATCAGTCGGATGGTCCGTGGCACAGAGTTCCTTGCCATCACCAAACGTGTACGTGCTGCTGAATGCCCGGTTGTAAACGTTGGCAGAAACTGTCTCCATCGTTTGATTGATGGAAAACGCCAGCTCACGCGCCCGGCGTCCACCCACCACGTCATACAGATCGTCTTCCATCATTTCCTGCGTGATGATGAAGCCGATACCGTAAACGGTGTGTGTGTAGCGGGTAACGTAAGTCTGCTGTTCCGAGTCGTAACTGATGGAACCGGCTTCGGCTTTCACCGGGGCCAGACCAAAACCGCTCACGCCTACATCTTCCTCGTAGTTACGGCTGGAGGAAGTCATATCGAACAGATCCGGGTATTCTTTGCGATGCTCTTCATAAGCCTTGCCCCACCACGCATTAACGCCGGGGTAGATCGCTTTGGCAAAACTGCCAGTAGTAATAATTGCCATGTGATTTTCCCCTTATACGTCAGTAGCGGAGTTGAGCTGGTGTTCAGCAATCTGAACCAGCCATTTGGCGTTAGCGCCAATTTCATTGTCGGGTTTGCGAACCAGGCCCAGGATGCGAACCTGACCAGCCGCCGTTGCGGTATCGCTGGAGTCAAGCTCCATCGCCGAGGCACCGGTCACGGTGCTACCGGAACCAACCACGATGTCCGTGGCAAGCCCCACCTCGGTAATCGCCAGGTTGTTGCCAACCGAGTCTTCCTGCATCTCGTAGATCACATCCTTGTCGATACAGACGTAGGCATACCGCAACGTGGAAGCAAGACGGTAGTTCAGATTGAGGTTGGTCAGATCCGGCTGGAAACCAACAATGCAACCAAAGATCGGATCGGTTGCCGCTGCCTGGGCAATGGATGGAGCACCGGTCGTGGCATCTGCCGTACCAGAGAGTTTTACAAAGTCACCTACAAACGTGGCGGTACCATCAGCCGCCAACAGGGCGCAAAGCATGGTGTTCCCGTTCCAGGAACCGCCGTTCCCGCTGTACACGGGACGGGCACCACGCGGGGTATCTGCGTTAGCCATAATGTTTTCCTTTCAAATTGGGTTGTTAAAACAAAAAAGAGGCCAGCGGCCTCTTGTGTTGTGTGACGAGTTGAGTCCTATCGCTTTTCGTGCGTAATCTTCACGCTACCGTATCGGCCATCCGCTTTCGGTGCCTGGCGCAAGGTTTCCTCGGAATCGTCTACGCGTTTTTGCTTACGCGCCTGGTCTTCGTCGTACCACTCTTTCTTGATGCGCATTAGAACACCCATCACCCCGCCACCTACGGGCTTGGAAACGGCTGAACCCATGGCTGCGGCACTGTCTGCCGTTGGGTCGCCAAGTTGCTCATCATCGTGTACGACTTCGTATCCAATATCTTCGAGATACTGCATTCGTCCATCCGCGTCATTAGCGACACGGTATACAAAATTTGGATCTCGTTTGTTAAACGTCAACGTATTACGCGGCTCATCGGAGTGGCGGCGTGTCGGACGGTTCACTGTATTCTTGCGAGGTCTACCCATTTTATTTTCTCCTACAGCTTGATCTCGCCGATCTTGACCAGATCGTCGATGTATTGGTCGCGTGTCATGACGCCTTGACGAACAAATTTGTCGCCCGCCTTCTGAAACATTTCAGGAAGATCTGACCAGCTCGGTTTCTTGGACTTAACGGGTGTGGTCTTCCCGCCCTCCACGGAGGAAGGACGTTCACGGGCTGGATTCTGAAACTTGTCGGAAAAATGCTTTTTGACTTGACGGGTGGTGTAGTCGTAAACCTGCGCGGGTGACTTGTCGGGATTCTCTTTTGAATGCCGGATGCCAATAAAATCGGCGTATTCGCGCATGTCCGAATCCTTTTCGTACCACGGGTTTTCATCTACCCACTGTTCAAACCCAGGATCTGTCTTGTTCGCCGTAACTTCCGGCTTGCGATTCTTGATACGGTCGATTTCCTCATCGACTTCCACTACGCGTTTATGATCGCCACTCTCCAGAGCATCCAGCTTTTCCTGCTTGAGACTCTGGAGAGCACGCTGGTAGGCAGTTTCCTCGACCTTGGTGTAATGCTGCTTGAGATCATTGACCGTGTTTTCAAGCGTCTTCGTTTGGCTACGAAGTTTCCTGATTTCTTTATAGACCGGAACACGCTCGATCCAGGTCTTGGCATCAGTCCATTTCTCCGGGTCGCCAGTAAAATCTTCCTTGGGTGCCCAGCCCGCTTTCCGGGCATCGGCTTCATAATCTGGCGTACTGGCTTCTTCACTGACAACTGGCTTGGCTTCGTCCTTTGACTTGGCTTCGCTTTGTTCGGCCTCTTTGGCCTGTGCTTCGGGCATGATCAACTCCTGTTGAGTTACGTGGTTACACCTTCCGAGACGACCGCCACCACGTCTTCATCCACCAGTACGCGGTATTCGCTGCCGTCATCATCAAAAACAATCTTGCCGCCGTAGCGGCTGAACAGGATCAGATCACCGATCTCGCACCAGGGTTGACCGTCGTCAAACGCCTTCCAGGCGTTGCGACCAATGTCCACCACGGTTCCCTTCGCCTGATCGCGCTGATTCTTTTCCGTCACACTGTCTGGCAAGACAAGTCCACCAGGTGTTTTACGTTCGGTCGGTAATACTTTCACCAGCAAGCGATGTCCGGCGGGCTTGATCAAGGCTCATCCTCAAAGTTGATGTTTAACAGGTAATCAAAGGCTTCAATGTTTCCGATCACGCGGGCGGTCTCAGGCAATGAGTCCAGTGTTCCGCCGGTAGTCACGCGTTCCGCATAGGCGTCTCGGACTTCACGCAGGATATGCATGACCTCCTGCGTGGTCAGATTGTCGCGCCATAAAACAAACTCTTCTTTGGTCAATCTGGCTCCTTACTTTTTTCCGATTTTGATTCTGCAATTTCTTCTGCTGATTCAATCTCTTGTTCGGAGATGAATTTCTTCAGTTCGCGGTCAGCAGCGGCAATGCGTTCAGCCGAATCAATACGCAACTGTTCCAGTTCCTTTTGGTGAGCCAACAGGTCGGCGTGTTTCTGCCGGTCGTTATCAATCTTCAAAAGATCCAGTGACATGGACCCGTCGCCTTGTCCTTCGCTATGGGCCTTGTAGCGTTCCATTTCCTGCTCGAACGCGGCCTTGTCTTGTTCCAACTGGAGTTTGGCCTGTTCGAGTTGTATCTTGGCCTGCTCAAGGTCAAGTTTTTTCTGTTCGATCTGGAGATTGGCCTGCTCAAGTTGATGCTCCATGCCCTTGTGTTTATCGTCCATCTGGATGGCGATCAATTTTGGATCTGGTGGTGGAGGTGGCATTTCCTTCGGCATCAACGTGTCCACGTTCTCGATGCGCAAGGCTTCGTAAAAACGCGTCCAGATCTCAATGGGATTTGCCGGGGAACCCTGCTCCAGGGAAGTCACCAAGGCTTGTGCCCGGACAAGACGTTGCATCTCAGAAACCATGTTGGGATCAGCGGCAGGCTGAATATCGGTGGGGTCGCCTTGATAGTCGGTCTGGCCGATCTCCACCATGTCGCCCTGCTGCATGTCCAGGACACGAAAATAGGCTTCCTGCGGCAGGTAAATCCGATTGAGACGGTAGAGCCTGCGGAACTCAATCTTCAGCGACCGGAAGAGCCGCTTGTAAACAGCGGTAAAGACTTTCAGCCCCTGCTCGATAACCGCCATGGTCGTCGTGGCGGGTTGGTTCTGGCCGGGGTTCTCGCCCATGAGAATATCAACAACATTCGACAGGCGTTCGCCTGCGGTGGTCATGGTGCCCAGCAGTTGAAACAGAACGTTGGACGGTTCGCGTACAGGCATCGGGAAAATGCCTTTTCTCAGGTCGTCCCCGGTGGAATCGACAAACTTCCACTCACCCGGCTTGAACTTCGCCTCCCCCCCTCTCAGTCGAATTCCGCGCGACAGGAATCCGCTCTGAAGGTTCGATAGGGTGCCTGCATCGAGTAACTGGTTGATGGTGGTGTTAACGGTTTCATTGATTGGACCGAGAAGATGGCCCCATCCGAAGTCATAAAAGCCACCGTCGATACTCGGGATGAAGGAAAATTTGGTGAAATACTCGACGGGTTCAATACGAAGTATCTTGTTCTTTTTTCCATACTTAACCCCTTCTTGGTCAAAGCGAGCAGTGATCCGCAGAACCTTCCGGCTCTCTTTGTCTACTGTGACGATATACGGTTCCTTGTAATCATCCTCGTCCAGATCCAGCCAAGTATGACATTCCAGGATCTCGAATGGCGCGTCTTCGTCATCGGTCGGGGCGGATAGCCCCTGTACCTGATCGGAAACCAGACGAAGATTGTCCGGCGTGGACCGGGATCTTTTCAGATCCTGATCAAGATAAGTCCCACCCAGCACCCGTTCACGAATTTCATTCGGAGACAGGTACAACACATGGGTTTTACGGGCAGCACTTTCGAGCGACTTGGCCCAGTAGTTCACAACCAGATCTCTGGCCAACACATGTTCTGAAACGTTACGGCCCTTCATCGGGTCATAATAGGTTTTTTTGAACTCAGTCCCCGTACAAGGAAGCATGACCAGCATCCGGTCCATGTCTTCTTCCCACTCTTCCATTTCCTCCAAGACTTGATAGCTCATGTGCTTGGAGACACGATCCGCCATTGCTGCTTTCTTTCCGCCCGGATCAAACCCGGTGGTACGGGCTAAGACTATTTCCTTCCCGGAAATCAGGGCAGGATAAGCTCTGGCTGAGAACTGGATACAAGCGGTCGTCAACAACGGGTACTTAATATTTGCGGCACCCTGCCACGGAAAACTTTTGTGCTCGACCGCCTGCGTCGCTAATTTCAGCGAAGCCTCGTAACGTTTCTCCCATTCCGCCCGTGACTCCTTATCCATCACGTAGCCATCGACAACCGTATTACCACATTTGCGCAGAACGTCGTCTTCCAGGTGGTCGGCAATATTGACGGCCGATAACAACATGTCCACGGAGGGAGCGGATGCCGGGTTTACCCCTGGCGTGATCGGTTCCATGGAATTCATTGCAGGTTCAGCCATTTCCACCTCTAATAACCCGTCAGCATGGAGCGACCCATGGGGCCGTCCTGAATGGATTCGTAATATTCGTCTTCGATCTCACGCAGAGTCTGCGGCTCGATCAACTGATCCAGGGTCAAACCGATCCACGCCAGGGCGTCCACCTGGTCATCATGGAGGTCTCTTGGGAAGCGCAACATCTCGCTTTGCAGGCTGGGGAACCAGTCGGCGTCGGTATCGAACCTCACGCTACCCATGCGCATCCGTGCCTGGAGACTGCGCGCACGGGTTTGTTTGTCCTTGGTCGGGGTCATCAGGTTGAGATTCATAAAAACGCCCTTGGCCATCATCTGGCTTTTCAGGAACGGTCCTATGGATTTTTCGATGGCACCAGATTCAACCGTGAACAATTCTGGTTGATAGCGTTTTTGTACAATGAACATTTCATCAATGATGGTCAGGGCATCCCAACGGCCTTTCAGAATGTTTTCCACTTGCAGATACCCATCTTCATCCAGACTCGCCACGGCAATGACCGTGAAGTCTGCCGATTCTTTCTGTGAAATAGCGAGATCGGCTGCGGCGTAATAGCGCTTGCGCTTATGCTCATCTTCTTCACGAATATCCAGGAAGTCCTCGCGCCGAAAGAACGCGCTGGATTCGTCAATCGGGTAATTCAAGTATTCCTGGGCGAAGACTTCCGGAAAACCACGAGCCACGTAATCTTTGCGAATCGACTCCAGACGGTGCCGGTCGAACTTTTCCGGCCAGAGGATATGTTGATAATCCTCGTCGTGGGCGCGGTAACGGATAGAGGCCCACAGCTCACCGGGGACCAGGTACTTCTCGGACAGCGCGGTCGATACCGTGTCCAGGTTCTTCACGTCCGGCATGTGCGCTTCCAGAAAAGCGTCCATGTGCAAGATCGTTCCGACAAATCGTGCCTTACCGGAATCCGACAACGCCGGTAATACCGCGCCGTAGATCCACTTCTTGAAACGGTCCCTGCGGTCTTTGTTCAGTACGATCTCGTCATTTTCCAGGTCATCCCCGACAATCAGATTCGGGCGACGACCCCGCCACTTGAGACCGCGTAGTTTTTGTTCCGAACCTTTGGCGATAATCCGGAACTGATGCCCGTCGTGCATTTGCACAACCAGGTCCGTTTGCGCATCCTTAACGACTTTCCACACACCAAAGGTATCTCGAAGAGCATTGTTCTCCTGAAACTCCACACGCAGGTCATGCAGAAAGTCGATGGCCTGGGTTTCGGTATCGGAGATGATGACGACAAAATCATTTTCCCGAAACAAAACACAGGCCAACACGTAGGCATGCGTGATCGCCGTGGACTTCGCATGTGAACGCGGTGCAGCGATTGCGACATACCGAGCGTCAGAACAGCACA